ATCTCTTCTTGTAGCTACTGATTCAATTGCACAAGGTATAAGTAGTAGGTTACTATCCATAGAACTCATTATAATAGTCTAATGATGCTTTTGGTGCATACCTTTCTGTTTCGCTATCTTCAAGTCCACACTCATAAGCACCCATCACTTCCATCTTATGCTGGGACTTTAACTCTTCATAGTTGGTATTGAGCCATTGGATAAAGTCATCAATGGTTAATTCATTTTGTCTCTCAAAGATTAATTCAATGCTTGATTGTTCAGCAGCCATAGTGTTCAGATTTAGTTGGTTTACTTGATTTGTATTCATTACTAACCTTATCAAGATATTCTTTAACCATTACCTTGATTAGTTCCTTATGTGATGTTGGTATGCGAAATGTGATGTTAATCGTGCGTTCACCATACTTGAATGGGTGACCAGCACCAAGTCTCTTACCACCTCTGTTATCTTTCTTGATTTGTTCCATGTCAACAAATATAGTTATTATATGATTATGTTTTACATTTAGTGCAATGTATCTTACCATGATACACCTTTGCAAATTCGCATTTACCACTTCTTATCTCATAGTAGTTAAAATTACATTCATCTATTTTCCACATCTCACGAAATGCATAAGAGGTATTGAATAAAACCTCAAAGTCTGCATAAGTCAAGTTCATTTCATCTAACATCACAAACGGCTCACTAAGGTGCTTATTAAGGTAATTGCTATACTCAGAATGGAGTATCATCTGTTTCTTTATTCCAGTCATTGTCAGTATAATTTCTTAGGTCTTTAGCTGGTTTAGGCAAGTAACTACTACCAACATCGTGAGTAGTTACATCTGTAAAGTTGGTCATGTTAGGTGAATGTCTGAACTCAACTATACCAGTAGCACCTTGACGATGTTTCTCAAATAGGTAGAAGATGTGATTGGTGTATGGGTTACCATCTTCATCATTCAATCCGTAGTATGATGGTCTCCATACAAAGGCTACACTATCTGCATCTTGCTCTAATGAACCTGATTCTCTCAGGTCAGATAAGATTGGTTTCTTATCAGGTCTTTTCTCCACCTCACGACTAAGTTGAGCAAGTGCTATAATTGGTATGCCAAGTTCCTTTTGTGCTGCTTTTAATGTTCTACTTATCTCAGCTACTTCAGCCTCTCTATTGCCACCTTTGAACCCTTCTATGGTCATCAATTGCAAATAGTCAATGATTGCCCACTTACACCTTCCTTTTCGATGCTCACGTTTCATTACCCTTATTGCCTCATGTACTCCACACCTTGCCTTATCGTAGATTAGAAATGGTTGTTTCTCTATGTTACCTATTACCTTTTCAAATGAATGTAACTCAGATTGACTAAGATTGCCATCACGTAACCGTGAAGAGTGGATTAAGTCACCAGCATCTTGAAGTATTAACCTTTGACATAATTGGCTCTTATTCATTTCAAGGTTAAAGTATATACCAGCCTCATTAGATTTCATCCCATGAAATAGTGCAAGTGCAGTTTTACCCATACTTGGTCTACCAGCTATGATAATAAACTCAGGATGAAACCCACCAGTAAATTTATTGAGTGACTTTAGACCAGTTTCAAGTCCAGTAGTCTTACCTGATAATGTTAGTGCTGCCCTACGATAGTATGCCTCACGTTCATCATTGGTTAGTTCAGATAGGTCAATGATATTATCTGAGTTAGTGCCAGTATCAAGTAGGCTGGTCAATGACTTAATGATTGATGTAGCAGTTGTGAATCCATCAGTATTAGCAAGTCCTAATGATTGCTCAGTTACTATTGATGCTATTGACCTTTTGATGTGATTATCTTTAAGTATAGCAATGTATTCGTTAACTGGTTCATTGTATGTTAAGTTGTTTGACCATGTAACTATCTCAGATGTTTCTTTAGGAGTGAACTTATCAATCTCGTTTGATGTCATAAAGAAGTTGACCAAGTTAGGTGTAAGACCTTTGTCAATGGTTTTCTTAATTACTTGGTAACATCTTGAGGTAAGCACCTCATTGAAGAGATGCTCACCAAGTTGTGGTATTAGTTCCTGATGTGTTTCACCAGTCAACAAAATACCTATAAGTGCTTGTTGTGGGTTAGTCATTGTACTCGAACTCTTTAATTAAATTAGGCATCTTATCTACTAATGTGATATTGTATTTACGTGCATAGTTCTTAGCTTTTCTTATTGTGTCAAAACCTTTAATTGAATAAACCTCAGTAGAGTTAAAGAAGTCTAAGTAAATCATGTTACCAAATATTCTAATAGTTGCTTTTGTCATTGTGTATGATTTAGTGATTAAGTAAAATGGGAGGTGGTTAGCCTCCCTTAGTTTATTAAAGTGATTTTGAGTATTCAATAAATTCAGATTCAGGCATTCTTTCAAAAAGAATATCAGTTATAACTTCTAAAACTAAATCAGATGCATCTGAAATGTCTAACATTAATTTTTTAGATTCAGATATTAATTCATTAGTTGAGATGTTTGAAAATTTTTCAGTTGCGATTGCTTTAAATTCTTGAGTTGTCATATCGTTTGATTTAGTAAGTGTGTGAATTATTGATAGGCAAATATACACAATATTTTGAATACGCAATACATTTGTAAATTATTTTTAATTATTTTTTTAAATCACATCGTCACCTACATAGTGTTGACCTTGTGATGAACGATTGAAGACTACTGGTGATGACTTGACAAAGGTGTTAGAGTTATTAGTCTTTAGTTCAAATATGCCTATCCAGTTATTCTCTATTGAGTTTTCAAGAATCTTAATAGCAACATCTTTGTTAGCCTTTGATAAGTCTCTAAGTTTCTTAGTCAATAACTCAACTGCATTCTTAGTAGGTATTTTTTTCATATTGATTCTCATTTGAATATAGTTGATGAATGTAGTATTGAGAATTAAATCAGTTCCTAAGTATTTCTCTGACTCAATCAACTTGACAAAATCAGTTATAGATTTTGGCTCTTTGTCTTTCTTATTTTTATCCTTATCATTATCTACATCCTTATCCTTATCCTTATCCTTATAGGCTTCTACTTCGCTTTCAATTCGCTTCACTTTCGCTTCGGTTTCGCTTATTGTTTGCTTATACTTTGGCTTACTTCCATTGATATAGTTAGTATTACCTTTCTCCAATACTGGTCTTATCAGTCTCCATATAGTTAATGATAGACCACTTAATGTAGGCTCAACAAAGTCTAATGAGTATTCAAAGATGGCATTGTATAACTCCGCCTGATTCTCTTTAGGTAATTCTTTTATTGATTCAAACATTGACCGATAAAAGATGCAAGTATCTCTGCTATTCATAACAATAAAAAAAGCCATATGAGGACTGCGGTAGAATCGACTTTGATTTTACTCTTAGTCTCGCAGTCACCATACGGCAACAATGTTTTACAATACACCCAAGATTCTACCTTTGAGTGGTGCTAATTTACAAAATTATTCTATATTATCATCTGAATACATTTCTGCTTCCCATGATTTACTAAATTCTTTATCATTAAATGCTTCGGATATTCCTCCAATTTGACAAAGTCTAAGAACTTCATCAGCATCCATTCCTAAGTTTTTAGCAATCTTTTCATCGCTCCAATTACGTTTTTTAAGGTCAATTACAATATCACTCATTGCTTGAATTTTATGTTTACCTCTTGCTCTGTTATGTCTAATTGTACTTGCTACTCTGTCATTAAATCCAGTACGTTCTTCATTTATTGTAACAACTGGTAGATAACCATTAACACGCATTTGAATATCTAAACATTCTTTTCCTACCCTATTTCTATGAAATCCATCAATTACCTCTCTCGTAATTCCATTTTCTTCAAGCATTGATACAATTGGCTGAGTATATCCATCAGCACTAATTGAAAGTCTCAATAGTTCCATTTCAGGTGGAGCAACAGAATTTGGATTATAATCATTTGCATGAACAGTTTCATTTTTAACCCATAAAACACAATCAACTGGCTCTGTATTCATAGGACTTACTGAATGCATAAACAATTTAATTTCATTTAATGTTTCTACCTTTTTTTCTATTGAATATTTCTCAAATTCCAATTGAGTAAATATTTCTTTGATTTTTTCTATCATAATGTAAAGTTGTTTTGTTGTCTTTGTTCTTTTTTAAGTTTTAAATATTTTTCGTATGCCTCTGTTTTATGCTGTGTGAATCCAAGACCTTTGCACCAATAATCATTTCTCAAAAGTGATTTACATATTCTTCTCCATGAAGGAGCAAGTTTTTGTGATTCAAGAATAGAAGGTGATTCATCAGGTATTCCATTTGGGTATCCTCTTTTTTCCCACCATTCAATAAATGTGTAAATCTTGTTCTTATAATGTTCTGATGTTTTTTCAGGTAATGTATTAATAATCATTTCTGAGAATGATTTCCATGTATGTTTTTCAGGTTTTGTTATTCTACCATAACCATTGATATTACCAGTATCTTGAACATACATAGCACCTGAGTTTGCTCCATTAACTCTTGCTACAACCTTTGCCCATGTTTCAGGTTCAATCAAATGAAATAACCATAATCCTCTACGTTGGTCATCTCCATATGGCTGACAAATTCTTTGAAGATGAATTGATAAACCAGCTTGGTGCATTAAGTCGTATAATTTATTATGCCTTTTATCTTTATTTTTTGCATGATATATCCATATATCTTCAGTAGACCAATCATAAATAGGATAAACATTATAAACTGACTCGGTTACAAGTGTTGTGTATTGCTTATTTTCAAATCTTATCTTTGAATTACTTGCAATTGTTCTAAATCTATTTAGGCTTTCGTCTGCTCTAATACCTACCAAACAAGCGGTTTTTTGTCCATGTGAATACCATTCTCCAAATTCAGGAACAAACTCTTCAAATTCCATTCCTATTTTAAAAAATGGAAAATAATTAATATCTGTAATAGCATTTTTAGGATACTCTCTAATCCAATCTTTTCTCCTTTCTTTATCCCAGCATAACCAAAATGGTTCAAATACAGATACGGCATTTCTAAGATGAATAGGTAAGCATACCCAATAAACTTCTAAGTGACTTTGATACATTTTAACACATTCTGTCATGTGTTCTATTGTTAATTTGTATTGCCCTTCTAAATCAACTATTAATAAACCTATTTTTCTATTTCTTTTGATTGCTTCATCCATTACTAAATGAAGCATAACGGTTGAATCTTTACCAGCAGAAAATGAAAGATATATTCTTTCAAAATTATCAAATGTAAATTTTATGCGTTCTATAGCTGCATCATATACATTTTGTTCAAAATATATTTTAGGCATTTTGAACCTCCCATTCTTTTATTAAATCCTTTGCTATTGAATCTGCAATATCTCTATAGTTTTTATCAACTTTATTCCATGATTCCATAGTTATTGTTGAAGGAATTTTATGTTCAATACAACAAGATGCTTGACCTAAATATGCAATTCTATTCATTGACATATTTGTTAAATTATGCTCACAAGAATATTTCCATTCTGAAATAACTTTTTGCATTAATCTCTTTGTTTCCGATGGATTTGAAAATATATCAATAACATTTTGAATCATTTGATTCTTATTTTTTCCTGAAATGTTATCATAAAATCCATGCGTGTAATCTTCCCATTTATCATATGGGTGAAATATTCTTTCCATATTGTTTATAGTATTTTTGTGAATTTATTCTTGATTTAAGTATGATTCAATCACTTTAATTGTTTCATCTACTCCAGTTGAAAATAGTGCAGCATAACCTACCTCATTCAATGCTTTCAATACCTCTGCTTGGCGTTCTGTATGCTCATTAGATTTCAATGTACCATCCTTTTTAAATGGGTTAGCCTTGTCAGTTTTTATCTCAATAAATAGTCCAGCAAAGTTACCTTTAGGATATGCTATGAACAAATCAGGATACCCCTTGATTGGATTCTGTGACCTATGTTTGTTTGCCATGTATGGACTTAGGTAGAGACCAGCAGCAAAGTCAAATCTGAATATTACCTTTGGGTGCTTGATGGTTAGATACCTTGCTATTACCTTGTAGATTTCTGCTTCTTGACTCATGTAGAAATAGTTTGTAGTTATGAATGATTTGCTCTCTTGAATTGGTTGCAAGGTAGTTATAGTAATCTAATTCATAAACTGGCTGCCATTCGTATCTATAACTTCTTGGTGACTTATATTCTAAGTCTTTAAGTGAATTGTAGATGTTGACTTTAGGTGCATTATTTTTTAATTCTACACCAGTCATTTGAGCCATCTTATCCTGAATCATTAAAGTAAGTCTATGGTTGTTTAATCCAAGATAGTTAGCTATTTGGTGTGATGGCAGTTCACCACCGCACATAAAGTATCTACTAACTGCAATAA